ATCATTTTTATAACCAGAACCAAAATTTCTAATACCGACTTCTGTTACACCACCAACACCAGATGTAGATTTTGCAAGAAGTTTTGCACCAGTTCCACCAGATACGGTTATGGTTGGTAATTTTGTGTAACCATTACCCTCATTAGTAATTCTTATTCTTGTAATCTCACCTTGTTCTTGGGTTGGTAATGTTGCAGTTTCTAATTGAGTAAACTGTTCGTTTTCAAATAATAATACATCATCACTATCTGATATTTCCATAGTGATTCTAGAAACACCATCACTTTCTTGAACTATGTTATCGTCTGCATCATCACTATTTGCATTAGTACCATCAAGAACAATATGGTCAACAGTTGCATCTTGTTCTAATATTAAGAACTCTGGCTCAGATTCTTCTCTTAATAATCTAAAGTTTCCTAATTCATCTTCTAATATAAAATCGTTATCGTTATCTACTGGTAATGATTGTCTAAATCTTTCAGATGAATTTGTTTCTTCACCAACTAATACACCAGTTTGTATTGCACTCGTAACAACCGAATCTTCTGTTAGTATTTTTGAATTTGCATTTGAACTATTTGCATCTGTTCCATTTAAAACTATATTAGTGACACCATCGGAATCGTCTTCTATTTGAATATGATTTGTAATAAAGTTGTCTGGGTCAACTGGTGTTTCAATAATTATATTATCACCAGCATCAACATGAGGAGTCGCACTTCTATTTAAAACTATATTAATATTTTCAAAGGTTGCATCTTCTTGTTCTATATCACCAACATCATCAACTAAAATACTTTCTCTTTCATCCGTGATAATGTTATCACCAGATGTTGCATTTTCTAATTGTATTGAACCACCTACAATATCAACATTTGCTTCTGCACCAGTTCCGTCTGTATCACTATTATCAAATTGAAGTTGAGCTCCATTTGTATAACCAGTACCAGAATCGTCAATTATAATTTCATCTATTCTACCTTTTGATACATCTGCAACAACCATCTCTGCAAAACCATCACCACCTATAACAGTTACTGGGTCATTGATTTCATAATACTGACCAGACCTACTAATATCAACACCAGAAACAATTTCTTGTACGACTGCAAAAATATCAAAATCATTATTAGGGTCTGTTCCGAAAACAGTTTCACCTATTTGAAATGTTCCAGTGATAGAATTATCTGCGATTCTTAATTGTGCAAATGCTTTACCACCCTCTGTAAATTTAGTAACTGTTGTGACCCTTGCAGTTGCACCAGATGTTCTACCAGTTATTACTTTATTTGAAAGATTACCAAAGTTTGATGTGCCAGTTTCTATAACTTTCATAACAATTTCTGTGTCCCAGAAACCATCTGAAACTCTCAACATATTATCTCTAGGAAATACTATTTCAGCTTCTTCATCAAATAGTAATCTAAAGAAATATTTGTGTCCATCAATAGTACCTTTAGAAGTATATAAGTCTTTAATTGTTTTTATTAGTTGTCTTTTTGATACACCACTTGCAACAGTTTCACTAATACCTTCTAAAAATGAATCTCTAAATTTACTTAGAAAATCATATATTGTATTATCTACATCTGCATAATCTAAAAGTTGTTGAATGTTTTGTATTGGGTTTGCACGAAATTGTGTAATAGTGGCTCGTGCATTAGATGTTAAACCTTGAATCTCTTCATTGGTTTCAAATTTATTTTGTGAGGTAATATATAATACTTGATTATCGTCAAAGTCATCAATCAAAACTGTCGCAGTTGCATTAGATGTTAAACCTTTAATTGTTTCACCAACCGTAAACTTTGCAACAGAATCTTCTAATACAACATTCTCATCACCTTTTTCATTTAGAATATAATTAGTAGAAGTTGTTTCTTGTAATACATAATTTACTTCACCAGATATCGTAAGTTGTCCACACTCAAGATATCTATAATAATCTTTTAAAAATTTTACAAATTTTGGATGGTCAGATTTTAAGAACTCTGGAACAAATTCTTGCAATAGGGGTGAGATTTTTTTGTCAAATGTAGAAGACATTAGTAACCACTTGAAGAACTAGTTCCAGTAGAAATATAAGATGTAGAAGTATCAGCAGTTGTAACAGCAGCTGATGTTGTCGCAACAGATGAACCAGAACTTGAGGTTGCAGTATCTACCTTTCCTTCAATAGTTGAATTAGGTAAATCTATTTCTAATATATTGTTTCTCAAAGGTATAATATCTGGAGATGATGGGACTGCAACTATTCTAATTTGTGTAGATGTTGCACCATCAACATTAGATATACTTGTTATGTTTGCACTAGGTATAGATACTTTACCAGCAATATAATCAACAGTGCCAAAATTTGCATCTACAATAGTCTTCGTTGTACCAACAAAATAATAAGTTCTTAACGCACCGTCTTTATCATCAATAAAAAGTTCATTATCATCTCCACTTATTTTAAATCCAGTTGACGATACGACAGCTTCGTGACCACTATGTGGATTGTATATTGAGTTACCAAAATTTACTTCGTATGAAGAGTTAGTATTAAGAGTTGGTGTTATTTTTTTAGACATTTGAATAGTAGTTACATTAGAAGTTATTGAATTATCAGTATCATCTATTTGTCCAATTAAATCTGAAAATCTAAATTGTGAATTAAATTGTTCTAAAGTATTTGCACTATAAGTTGTGAGAGTAGTTGTTACTAATGCAATTAAATCATTAACAGTTTTTGTAGTGATTGTAGAATTATATTTAAAATTAGTAGTCAATCTAATTTGAATAGTTTCTGGGTCAACTATTTCTGTTCTAATAGATGCAACATTATAAGGTTTTAAAGAATTTTGTATTGTACTCTTTTGAGAATTAGTTAATGTATTACCATCAATAGTCTTTATTGATATATAAACTACTCCATATTTTGGTGGGTCATTATCTTCACCACCCCAAACTGAAACAGCTGCAGTATCTGGAAAAACTTGTCTTACAAATACTTTATAATCATTTACTGTAACTGCTCTATTTTGTGCAGAGTAATCTAAAGGTGCATTAAATTTAATACTATCAATAGTTTCTCTTGTTGCACCACCAGAGGCTGCACTTGTTGTTGTAACAGTATATGCAGTAGAACCACCAATCTGAGAAGAACCAGTAAGATTAGTTGCACCATTAGCTAAAGTTTCGTTAGTAACGATATATTCTAAAATAACTATATTACCATCAGATAATTTTTTACCTATTACACCATCACCAAATAAAACTTCGTGTTGTCCATCTTCAACCTCTTGAACGAAGTATATGTTAGAGGTAGATGTTGCTTGAACTATATCGGCAGATTCTGTATATGTTTGAGTAGTAGAATCGGTTGATGAGTTTTGCACAGTAACTTTTAATGTTGACATATCTGCTTTTAAATCTGGTACAATAAATCTTTGGTCAACATTATCTGCATCAACAGTATACCTTGTTGTAATTAATGTTCCCTCAAATACTTCTAATCCTTCAAACCTTAATACATTATTTTCTCTAGATTTTGTAACTGCTTCATTTGTAATGAAAAAGTAAGGAACATTATCAATAGATGATTGAAAAGAAAATCCTTTAGGTATTGTTGCTGTTGATATACCAGTCACTGCACTAACTTCAACATTAATTATTGCTTTAGCTGCTCGTGAACTTCTTACTTTATATCCTAATAGTTTAGCGTGTGATACAACTGAAGAACGAAGTTGTGCAGTATCAAGAAACATTTCATTACCCATAAGGTTTGCGTTCATAGCTTGATAGTGCGTGTTGTATGCAAGAACATCTAATAAGACATTCATACCAGAACCTTCAAAGTCATAGTCTGTAAATTCTGTTTGATTTTTTAGGAATGTTTTTAAATTACTTTTAATACCATCAAAGTCTAATTCTGTGATTCTTAATCTTTCTTTATTTGACATTATCTTATTCTCTCTAGTATAAACTCAAATGATATTAGTTCGGTTGTTGCGTTAATAATAAAAAAATCTAATCTAACATTATAAGCGTTTCTGTCTATGTCTGGTGTGCAATCAACTCTATGTAATAAAATTCTTGGTTCGTGTGTTTCTAAAACATTTGTAATATTGTGAGTTAATACTCCAGCAGTTAATGTATTTAAAGGTTCAAATAAAGATTGTCTAATATTAGAACCTATCTCTGGATGAAAAGGTTTTTCATAATGATTAATTGATATAAGATTTCTAACACTTCGTTTGATTGCCTCTACATCTGTGACTTTAGTAATATCTTTAGTAACTGGATTCTGATTAAAGTTTAAACTTAAATCCTTAAAGATACGATTACTTCGTCTCTCGTTATTTATTTGTGCATCAAATAATAAATTTCCAGTTAATGACATTATACGGCCGTCCCTTCAAATACTGCTTGAATTCTATCATCAATTATTTGTTGAGGGTCAACTTGACTTCCAGTTACTGCACCACCACCAGCACCAGCAAAAACAGTTTTATTATCAGATGCAAAAACTTTTGTGCAACCAGCTATACCATCACCTATTCTACCAGCACCTAAACCATTAACGAATACAGTGGTAGAACCTTTTGCAATCGGAGCTAAATGACCACAGCAACCCAATATACAAGGTAATAGATGTGGTGTATTTAAATGTCCTTGACAACTCCAAGGCAAACTTTCTGCAAAAACATTAGGTGAACCTTGCATACGGTGTGGTGTACTACAATGAACTAAATCTATGTCGCCGATTCTACAAGCTGTGCCTGGTGTGTAATTAAATGCCATATTCTTTTCCTATGATTATTTATACTATTACTCTGTAATAACAAAGTTTTCATCCTCTAATAATATAAATGCTTCTTCATTTATTCCATCTTCATCATCTTCTAATTGTATTCTATTTTGTGCATAATAACTACTTACATATTTTCCTATAAATGATAAATCATTCATTACAGCGTGTGTTAATGTTGCAGAAAATGATTTTATACTACTTCTTACTTTATGTGTTGTCGTGGTTGAAGTTATGGGGTCGGTTTCCGATATTTCTATTTCTTCATAATACAATACTGTAACACTATATGTAAATCTATATTGGTCAGTAAAATCTGGATTCATACTATACAATGTATATTTTTTTCCTAATGAATCATCATTATGATTTAAAGGCATTCTATCTATGCCAGTAAAATCAAAACTCCCAGAAATTAAATCACTTTCTCCTTTAATAATAAACTGACCAATATCAGTAAACCTACGACTATAAAATCCAGATGTTGTTGCACTTCTACCACCATTTGTGATTGTTATATCTGGTTCACTATCTGCAAGAGTATCTTCTAATAAAATTACATCTGTATCTGCTCGCACTTCGTCTTCATCACTAGCTGGAGTTCCTTCCTCTAATAATACATTTGCATCAACTATTGCAGCTTCTAATTGTAATTTATCTCCAGCATCTGCACCAGACAAATTAGTTCTATTAAAAACAATGTTATCATCATCTTCTGTAATTATGTTATCTATTGAGTTAGTGGTTGCTGGTTCTAAAAAAAAATTATGAAAATCTCTATCTAAGGACAATGAAGTAGAAACTATTACTTCGTTTGGGCCTGGAGTCGCAGTTACAGTTCTTGAAAATACTTGACTATGACCATTCTGTTGTCTAACTACACTTGCAAACCTTTGTGATGGTGATATAGTTACCATTATCCTTGTCCACGATACTTCTTCCAACTTCTTCTTTTATGTTTATTCATTGTTGAAGTTTTAACTTTACCTCTACCAATAGATGTTCGTTTAGTAGTAGGTTCATAGACTGACATTGTATTCATTTTTTTAGCCATTTTGTTCTCCTAGTTCAAGTCAATTCTTGGTGCAGTTACTTTATAATTACCACCAGCTGTTGCAGTAAATGTTCCACCAGCCATATCACCTATCTTTGCACCAGCCTTTCGTGATATATAACCACCAACCGAAGTTATCTGAGCACCACCAACAGTATCAGTTTGAGCACCACCTATTGCATTACTTTCAGCTGCACCCACAACTTTATTTCTCATTGCAGCTATGTTTAATGTATCTGCACCCATAATCATTGTCATTCGTGAACCTTTGATTACTTCAGTTTTACTTCCGTCTACTTGTATATTCCAGTTACCTTTTATGTAAGTATTACAGTTTTGGTCAATCGTTAAATTACAAGTACCTTTAATATTTACAAAATCATTACCAGCGATAACCTCATAGTTATGTCCTACGACTCTTGTCATTTTTGTACCATCTGAATCTACTTCATAGAATGTTCCAGTTCTATGATATTCCATAATTCTTTCTGCACCTGGCGTATCATCATATTCTTTAATGTGTCCAGACTCTGTTTCTCTTGCGTGGTTATAAGGATATTCTGGGTCAACTCTCATCTTCTGACTTCTAGGTTGTCCAGTTTCATTAGAGATACCACCCACTCTTGCACCAGTAAAATTAATATCTGTCGTTCTTGGTTCACTCCAAGAACCCCCACTTGTGGTTGTAG